TTCCTTCGCCTGGGCTTCCGCCTTGTTGGCGGTGTCCTGGACGAAGATCAGGTCATTCTGCAGGGGCTGGAAGGATGCGAATTTCTCGGCCCATGCCTCGTAAAAATCTTTGTCGACGGTGGTCAGGCCGTAGCCGCCGACGATGCGCGAACTGTTGGCGCCGTTCAATGTGACGGCAGTGTTGCCGACCTTGAGAATCAGGCCGTTGGGAAGCTTGCAGGCGACAGTGATGTTTGACATGGGAAGTCCTCATGAAAGAAAAGGGCCGACGATTCGCCGGCCCTTCGGGCACAAAAAACCCGCGCAAGGCGGGCCGCGTTTACTGCGTGGCGCTTCGGATCAGATGCCGTACATCGAGGCGATCAGGAACGGGCGACGGATCACCGAGCCCCACGAGCCCGCCGACTTCTTCTGCTTGAAGCTCGACAGGTCCACGAACACCGGATGCGCGCGCATCTTCTCGGTGAAGCAGACTTCGGCCGTCTTCAGGCCGTCGAGCTCGTCGGCGATCAGCTGCATCAGCTCGGTGGAACCGGAGCCTGCCGCCGAGTATTCCACCGCCGAGATGACGCGCAGGTTCGGGAAGTTCTTCTTCAGCTGGTCGCTCACGTTGACGTTGTACTGGTTCGTCTTGGTGAGGTTGACCTCGCTCTCCGGCGACAACGCGAGCGTCATCTTGGTTTCGCGATCGACCAAGCCGTTCGCCTGGGTCACCAGCTGGCCGTACAGCGCGCGGATGTCGTCATACACGCCCTGCCCGTCCTTGGTGCTCCACAGCGTGCCGCCCGACGTGCCCTCGGCCAGCGGGGTGATGCCAGCCGGCAGCGACGGGTCATTCAGCAGACCGTAGTTGTCGAGGTTGGCCACGCCGAAGAAGGCAATCTTGTTCGCCGCCTTGTTGATGGTCAGGGTCGAGGCGATGTTGAGGTTCTGCGCGAACTGCACGCGAGCCTCGCCAGCGATCTCCATCTCGCGCTCACCGTAGCGGGTCACGGTCTGGAAGTGGTAGCTCTGGCGCGGCACCCAGTTCACATTGGCCGAGGACTGGCCGTTGTTGCTGTAGTCGCCGTAGGAGCTGACCTCGCCGGTGGACTCGACCACCTGGAACTGCGTGGTGAGCGTGGTCCAGTCGCCCTTCTTGGCCTCGCCGATGATCTCGGCGGCCTTCATCGGGGAGACCAGGATGCGCACCACTTCCGGGTCCATGTAGTTGGCCAGGAACGCCGGGATGCCGGCATTGCTGGTGGTGATCAGACCGGGCTGGGCATCCATGGCCAGGCTGATGTCGTGGGCCAGCTCGCGCGGCACGTAGCCCCGGAAGTCGCCCAGGTGAATGCCGCGGGCGGACAGCTCGCGGACTTCCTGTTGGAGATTGATGTTAGGCATGGGCTCAGTTCCAGGTCGTGATCTTGACGAGTTCGTTGATGGCAGCAACGCTGCCGACGAACCATTTGGTTTCGGTGTAGCCGGCGATCGTCGCGCCGGCGGTGCCGGTCTTGACGGAGCCGTCCGTGTTCGACGCGAACACCTTCTGGCCGATCGTGGCCGCGGTAGCGGTCTTGGCCCAGAAGTCGCCGGCGGACATCAGCGTGACGTTCATCCCCACGGGGATGTTCATCGAGGCCGCGCCCAGCCAGGTCGTGATGAGCGCCTGGGTATCGCGATGGATGAAGCCGGTCGGCACGCCGGAGCCGGCATTGGTCACCGCGCCGTTGGCATCGGCCCAGCCGAACGCGCCGACATTGGCACCGCCCGTACCGGCGACGAACGCGCCCGGGCCGGCGACAACGCTGGCGTTCGGGTTGGCGCTAGCGAAATCACCGGCCACCGCAGGCGCCGGGGTGATGTTGACTTGTGCTTGGAAAGACATGGTTTAGGCACTCCGGACAGCAGTGGCGGTGGGGAAGCGGGTGCGGAAGTCCGCCGAAGCGGCCGCATCCATGGCGACGCGAGGCGCCGGCCGGGATTTGGCATCGGTGGCCATCTTCACGAGCGCCGGCAGGGCGGAGACGTGAATGCCCTGGTTGTCGACGCCGGCCGCGTCCAGCGCGAAGCGGTAGACGGCTTCGGCGGAGTCCATGGCCACGACTTCGCCGACCAGCGGCTGCACGTCGCGTTCGGCCTGGCGGATGGCGCGGAAGTCGGCGAGGGCGGAGGTGCGCGCGTCGGCAATGGCCGCATCAGTCGCCTTGCGATCCTGGGCCTTCTCCTTCTTGCGCTCCTCTTCCTCCTCTTCGTCCTTGGCCTTTTCCTTGTCGGCCTTTTCCTTGTCGGACTCCTCGGAGTCCTTGGCCTTGTCGCGGCCCTTGCGATCCTTGGCGGCCTCGGCTTCCTTCTTCTCGCGCTCGGCCTTGTCCTCTTCGGACTCGTCCTGGGCGTTGTCGTCGTCCATGTCCGCTTCGTCGCGCGCCAGGCGCAACAGCTTGACCAGGGCGGTCTCATCGACGGTGGGGAAGAATGCCTTGGCATCCTTGGCGATCTGCTCGACCTGCTTGTTGCCGTGAGCGATCACGTTGAGTTGCGGAATGGCGCCATCCTGAGCCAGCAGCGGCCGCAGGTAAGCACCAAGCGCTGCGCGAACAGCGACCTTTTTGCTTGGTTTCATGGGATGTAGCTCCGGAGGTAGTGAATCACCGACGAGGACGTCGGATCCTGCGCGCCCAGCGATTACCAGGGCAACGTGATTGCCGACGATGTTGGTCATGCGCCCGTCGTACGGGACGCCCTCGAACTCGCCGGGTGTCATATCGGCCACGTAGTGATACGAGGACGACAGTTCTCTTTGCTCGCTGGTCTCGATGCCAGCGATGGATGACGCATCCCAGATGACCAGGGAGTTCGTCAGATAGGGCGGGCTGAACGTCGCCTCGGTGCCGGTCGAGCCGACGATGGCCTCTTTGGGCAGTTCGGCGGCGCTGGAGGCGATGTGCTGGTTCAGCAGCGGAATGTGGTTGAACGTCGGCGCAGCCTTGGCCAGCTCGATCGGGTCGCGCAGCAGCTGATAGACCTGATCGGGCTGCAGTCCCAGCGCTTCACTGTTCGGAATCTCGCGGCCGTAGTACGGGCAGACGTTCGCCTTGCTGATCGGGCTGATCTCGACGTGCAGATAGCCGTCGAGCGAGCTACGCCGCACGCTGGCGCGATCGATGGCGAGCCGGTCGGTGGTGGTCATCGCTTCTTTCCCATAACGAGTTGCGCTCCCGCCTGTGTCCTGATTTCAGTGACGATCAGCCAGCCAGGCACCCACATAGCGAAGCCTGCCAGTTTGCGGATCGCGTTCACGAAAAACAGGAACGGCATGGCTCCACGCCGCAGCCTTGCCGAGACCTTCACTGTGATTTCAGCCATGAGAATCCTTCAGTCGAAGCCGGGTAGCACTGGCGTCCAGCCACAACGGCAATTTGGGTCTTCACCGGGCATCACATAGCGGCCTTCCTTCGCCATCCACATGCCCTTTGCCAGTTTGAAGCGCTTGCCATCGGCAGCCAGATGTTCAGGGCGCGGATGCTTGCCGCCGTGCGAATGTCGCCAGTCGCCCTCTTCAATGCCGATGTCCTTCTGCCGCGCCGCCTGCATGACCGACGTGGCTTTCGCGTTCTGGTCCCGCGCGATGAAGGCCGCCCGGCGCTGCGTGATGCCGTAGCGCTTGCGCAGGTCGCTGGTCAGCGAGCCCAGGTCGCGACCGCGCGCCACCGAGCGCATCACCAGGCCTTCGACGTCGGTGAGGTGCTGCGAGGCGATCGACTTGATCAGCGCGACGTTCTCGCCGATCACCGCGCGATAGGCGTCGTTCATCGGCGCCGACATGGTGAACTTGACCATGAAGCCCTGACCGCGCAACCCGTTGCCCAGCGCGCTGTCCGAATGCTGCAGGATGCGATCGGCCAGACTCTTCGGAAGGGTCTGCGCCAGCTTGTCGAATACCTTCTCCCAGCGCCGACCCACCTTGTTCACGGCCAGCCGCAGGTTCGTCGCCGCGCCGCCGTCCGCCGCATCCTGGGCCAGGCCGTTCGCCTTGTATGCGGCGCTCAGCCAGTAGACGAAGGACTTGTGCATCTCCGCCACCGAACGCTCCAGCTGGCGGCGGTACCACGCCTGAATGCCAGCGTTGCCGTGCACGACAGGCAGCGGCGCGGGCGTCTGCTTCTTCACGACGCTGCGTGCCGCCTTGACCGTGCTCATCGCTTACTTCCCGGCGCCCTTCGTGTCGGCTGTTTCCTGACCCTCCCCTTCCTCCCCTTCGCCGTCGTCCTCATCGTCATCGGGGGGCGCCGGATCCACGTTCAGGTCGATCGCGGCATAGCGGCTGTCCGGATCGCCGGCCAGGGTCGTGCGCACCTCTTCGGCCGAGACGATGCCGGCATTGACCAGCGCCGCATCGCTTTCCGCATCGGTCTTTCGCACCGTCGCCTTCTCCACGTCGGACAGCTGGTAAAGCGGCTCGAAGTCAAAGGTCAGGTCCGGGTCGATGCTGCCGAACGTCGCCAACTGCACGATCTCCATGACCTTGGTCAACGGCTCCCGGTACAGCTTTTCCTGCTGGGAGTGGATCCAGTCGTAGAACACCCGGATTTCGCCATCGGAGGACGCGTTCAGGCCGGCGGGCTGGATACCCAGCAGCTTCACCAGCGGGATGTTGCTGACAGCCGACATCTGCTCCTGCGACTGCGCCTGCAGCGCATCGAGACCGGACAGCGGCGTGTTGAACTGGAAAAACTCCTCCGATTCCTTGTCGGTGATCATCAGCCCGCGGTTGTCGCGCAGTGCGTTGAACAGCTTGGCGCGGTCGATCAGGCTGGTGCCGGTGACGCTATCGAATGGCGCGGATCCGCTGCCCTCGCTCAGTTCCGATTCCATGTTCGTGGCGATGCCGGACATCGAGAACGAATGGACGGTGTCCGACACGCTGTCGCGCGTGCGGATCCAGTTGTTCACGTAGGGCATCGCGATCTGCGAGAGCGACAGGCCACCGAAGCTGTAGACCGCCTTGAGCATGTCCGGCACGGGGCGGGCGATCAGCATCAGGAAGCGGCTGTGATGCACCGTCTTGCCCATCACGTACCAGGCGTCGGGCCGATAGAACGTCTTGCTCAACGGGTTCGTCGCGTTGTACTGCGCCGGGTAGGTCCACATCGGCTCGACCACCGTGAACCCGTTCAAGCCATCCTTCGCGATCTTCTTGCCTGAGACGAACAGCGGCGCCTTCAATTCGTCCGGGTCATCCGTGGCCGCACCGCCGCCGGGCTTCTTCACGTCGATGAAGATCTGGCCGCGCCCGAAGAACCCGTCATGCTCGGTCGCCGCGCGGAACACCTCGCGCACCTTGAACGTGATCAGCGCCTGTTCCAGATCTTTGATCCGGCCGGACTGGTCGCCCTCGCCGGTGGATTGAATCTTGATCCACTTGCGCGTCATCTCGTCGGCGATGGTGCCGACCATTTTGCGGTATTCCGGCAGCTGCGCCAGTTCGGCCAGCACCGGGTAGCCCGGGAACGACCCGTACAGTCCGGTGCCGCTCATGCTGTAGATGCTGCCGTAGGGCATGTCGTCCATCGCCAGCACGGACTGCTGCTGATCGGCGGGGACCACACCGGGCATCGGCACGTACGTGGTGTGCTGGACACGCGCGGCGTCGTCCTTTTCGGCCAGGGTCTGCAGGATGGCGGCCGTCGTCACCTTGACGCGACGACGCGGGGCCTTCGCAGGGGCTGGCGCGGCTTCCGATCGTTTGCGGCGTAGCAGCCGGTCAAGAAGCATGGGCTTGTCTCAGTAGTGAACTCGAAATGCGCATCGGCTTGCGCCCGGGATGGAACGCGATCATCACGCCGTCGTACAGGTTGGGTGAGCGCGTCCCGTCCGGCGCCTTGTCGATCACGATCTTTCCCACGGTGTTGATGCTGTACGTGGGCTGCGATAGCTCAGCGATCAGCTTTGCCCGGTCAGGAATGGTGCTGGAGATCGAAATGATCTCGTCCGGCTTGTAATCCATCTTCTCCACCACGGCGCGATAGGTCTGCTGGAACCGCATCCGCAATGACCAGGCGGCCTGCGCTTTCGCGTTGGCGAAGAAGTCTTTGTTCTTGCGCTTCAACACCATCTCGCCGTCGGGATCGAACACGCCGCCGGAGCCGCGGAACGGCATCACGGTGAGCGCTTTCTGGCCCTGCCGAACGCGTTCTTCGTTGATCACGCGCGCATCACCCCGCACGCCAGCACCAAGGCCGTCGGCGTCGTAGAAGAACGTTCCGTAGCCCTCGGCGTCGCACAGCCGGAACGCGCGCTGCACCGTGCCGAAGATGTCGTTACCTTTGCCGGACCATGACTGCAGGAACTCCAGCAGGATCCCGCGCCGTCCACTGAACGCATTGAGATCGACGCCCTCGTCGGCCACATCGAGCGCGGCGCGACGGGAGCCGGTTGGCTCGATCCCTAGCCGCTTGTGCGCGTCAATCGAAGCCTGTACCCAATCCGACGGGAGCAGCACACCCTCGACGGACGCGGAGTAGTTGATGTCGATCTCCTGGGCCACCGTCACCGGGTCCAGTTCGGCGACCTGCTTGTCGTACCAGGCCTGATCCTTTCGCGGATCGTCGCGCCAGTGGAAAGTGAACACGGGGACGCGTCCGCTGAATCGCTTTTGCGCGAACACATTGGCCATGCCATTGGCCGAGGAGATGTCCTGCTGGCAGTTCGTCGTCTGCGACAACGACGATTCAACAAGCTGGGCACGCTCCAGAAACGCAGCCTCATCCACGAAGGTGAAGCTCGTGCGGTCGCCGCGACCGATGCCGTCACCGGACTCTCCGGTCATCACCGACCCGGACTCCGGGAACATGATGCGCATGTGTGGTGCGTGTTTCTCGCGCTCCCAACCTCCACGGAACTCCTCCGGGAGATAGCCGAGGAACAACCGCGCCTTCTCGAATAGCGACTTCGGCGCCCCGATCTTGTCGACGTACTCTTCCTTGCGCGAACCGAATCCCGCCACGATGCTGTCGTTGTGCAGACAGATCGAAATCGCGGTACCGACCGTCAGCCACGACATGCCCATATCGCGGGTCTTTTCCGTCATTCCGCGTTCGCGGCCGCGCCACCGGGCCATGAACCAGGCAACCCATTCCTCCTGCCTCGGAAACAGGATGAAAGGGATGATCGCGGGGCGTCCAATTTCCACATTTCGCGGATCGAATGTCATGCCCCAATCGATCAGGAACTGTGCCGGGTTGTCGCGGTAGTACAGCTTCATCGCCGCGATCACGGAGCGATCCTTTCGAATCCGGGCGATGCGCTCCAGCCTCCACTCGAACACCGACACATAGTCGGGATTCTTAAAATCGAACGGGAACGGCAGCGGCATCAGCTCCCTCCCTTCATCATCTCCATGTAGATACGTGCGGCTTCGATGGGGTCAGTGAAGACCGGATGCTTCGTTGACATCGTGCCGTCCGTGGATGAGTGGTCGATTGCCTGCTTGTCACCGTACACGTCAGGCATCCACTTCTTGATCAGATTCATGCGGGTTTCGACCATGAATTTCCGGTGCCCGAGCATGTCGCACACCTTGCGCTTGACCAGGTTGCCCTTGTCGTCGTATTCGCATTCCTCGCCGAGCAGCGGGGTGTCCGAGATAGCCAGACATTCATCGGCAATCGCATGGCAGCCGAGACGCTTGGCGTTTCGCACGGAGGCATCGAGATCCGCATCCGCAGCCCGCCAGGAATTGAGCGTGCACCGTGCCATGCCGTAACTGTTGCAAATCGCGGTAATGGTCTCGGTGCCGTTCTCGATGCGCTCAAGGATCAGCGGCACCAGCCTCGCCCGATCCAGCTCCAGCCCCTTGGTCATGGCGTCGCCGCCACCGGCACCAGGATGG